ATAACTTGTGGAAAACTCTGTTTAAGTTATCCACAGCCCCAGTCAATGGGGCATAAGTCAACCATTCATAGAGAGATAGACAGGAACCCGTCAGGGTGTCCAACTCTCACCCTCAGGTAGAGGGTTAATCATTTGAGGGGGGATGTAGTAAATCTGATGCGGGAGGGAGATATAGTCTCCCGACATAATTTTCTGTTATATTCCCCCCTCTAATATAGGCTCTGACCAGCACTTTTGCTGAGTCAGGGACTATATAGAGAAATAAATAAAAATATATAGAAACCGAGTGTTCGGTTTCGGTACTTCCTACAGGTTATCTTATATGTAATGATTTATCATTATAGTTCTAAACGAACTCGCTTCGTTTGGGACTACGCTCGTTCGTTATATATAATATATAAATATATAACTGACTAAATGTTGAGTAAACGCCAGAGTTATGCCGTTCGGCAGATAGCGTTATTATACCGATATACGACCCCACAGAGGGCAACTAGAACAGACCCAGAGACTGCTGCAGAAAAGCCTGGGTACCCCACACCTGTAGACTTCTGTCTATGGAACGATGGGGCTTTTGGGGTGGCTCCCCTTGGCATCCGTCGTTTACCGACTGGTCATAGACAGCCTTACTTTTGCACTACCGTAACTGACACCTCTCGCAGAAAGTGGAACCTACGGCAGTGGGTTAGAGCAGTGTGAGTTCCTTAGCATTTGGATAATGCGCCGCCTTTGGGCGGAGATTGGGGTTCGATTCCCTTTGGAGCCTTGACCACTGTGGCTATCGGGATTGCTGCTTACTAGATTGGCACACGGGGTGAAAGTCTCCGACAATCCGCAATTACAGAATGGGACACTGATGGGCAGAAAGCCAGGCATACAGAACATAGGCAAGAAGGAAGCCCAGGAGCGTATGCTCCAACTTCTAGAACAGGGTGCGACCATCACCGCTGCTATGGCAGCCGTAGGTCGAAACGATGTCACCTTCCGCCAGTGGTCGATGGCAGACCCTGAGTTTAAGGAACGAGCCGACAAAGCCCGCCTGGCAGGTAAAGGGGTCAAGGCTGACCTGAAGGATTTGAAGGATATCTCCTTCGTAGATTTTTGTGACCAGTTCCTAGATTCTAAACTCTTCCCCCACCAGTTGAACTGGCTGGACCTGATGGAAGGTGTGGAGCCTAGGTGGATGCCCCCAGGTATGACATACGAGCCAGGCGAACCTGACCGTGTACTTATCAACGTACCGCCTGAGCACGCCAAGTCGACAACTATCACGACCAACTATGTGACCTACAAGATTGTCACTGACCCGAACACGAGAGTCATCATTGTCTCTAAGACTCAGGGTATGGCTAGAAAATTTTTAGGTGCGATTAAAACCCGCCTCTCTCACCCAGCCTATATGAAACTCCAGACCGCCTTCGGTCCTAATGGAGGTTATAAGGCAGATGCGACCCAGTGGTCGGCAGATATGATTTACCTGGGTACAGGACGCGACTCTGGCGAGAAGGACCCTACGGTCCAGGCTCTAGGACTTGGTTCCCAGATTTATGGTGCTCGTGCTGACTTGATTATCGTCGACGATGCTGTGATGGGTGCCAACGCCCACGAGTGGGAAAAGCAGATGGAATGGCTTCAGAAAGAAGTTATCACCCGTCTTGGTCGACACGGTAAGTTAATTATCGTCGGAACCAGAGTGGCACCAGTTGACTTGTACAAGATGCTACGTGACCCAGGGCAATGGTCAGGTGGGGTTTCCCCTTTCACCTATTGTGCAATGCCAGCGGTTTTAGAATTTGATGAAGACCCTAAGCAGTGGAAAACCTTGTGGGCAGAAACTGACCAACAGGAGAACTCCAAAGACGACCCACTGCCAAATGGAAATTATCCAAAGTGGGACGGACCTTCTTTGTTTAAGAGACGCTCTCAGGTGTCTCCATCTGTGTGGGCTATGGTCTACCAGCAAGAAGATGTGCAAGAGGATTCAATCTTTGCCCCTTCTTGTGTAGCAGGTTCTGTCAACGGAATGCGTAAGCGCGGTCCATTGAAACCTGGAGTACCTGGACATCCACGTATCGTCGAAGGTGCACACACCATCATCGGACTTGACCCTGCTATGGCAGGTGCCACTGGTGCAGTGGTTGCAACTTACAATCGCGCTGACGGCAAGATTTATGTTTTGGATTGTGTCAATATGACCGAGCCAACTCCACAAAAGATTCAAGACCTCATTGAAGAATGGGTTCAGAAGTATCGCCCTCACGAACTGCGTATCGAAATCAACGCACACCAGAAGGCATACGCACTCGATGACAACCTGCGGCAGTACTTAGCCCAGTGGGGATGTCAACTGAACTCACACTTTACTGGTAAGAATAAATGGGACACATCATTTGGTGTAGCGTCAATGGCTTCGCTATTTGGCAATACACGAGATGGACGTTTCCAAGATAACAACTTGATTGAACTACCAAGCAACGAAGGCTCTGAAGGTCTTAAGACTTTGGTACAAGAGTTAATTACTTGGAAGCCTGATACTAGAAACCCTACAGACTGCGTAATGGCACTGTGGTTTGCAGTCATTCGCATCCGCGAATTGATGCAAGCAGGTTCACGCTTACAGTCCTACACGCAAAATCGTTGGGCTACGAGAGCACAGAAATCAAACAGAGTCACCGTGAATCTTCAAGAGGCAATCGCTGACCAGTGGTCAGAACAATACGGATAAGGATAACAATGGCATTATCAAAGCAGCAGGTGTTTGCGAGAGTTGAATCTCTTCGTCACCTCAACGGAGAACGCGACCAGCGCAACCTTGACGTACTCGCAGTTCGCCAGGGAAAGATTGCCAGCGTATATCCTGATTTTTTCCCAGAGGGCATCGATGCTAACGTAGTTGCTAACTTTATCGACATTGTTGCACGTGACCTCTCTGAGGTTATGGCACCACTGCCAGCAGTAAACTGCTCTGCAGCAAACGCAGTTAATGACCGCGCACGTAACTTCGCTGACAAGCGCACACGTATCGCGTCAAATTATTTTGCACACTCAGACCTTGCTGTACAAATGTACCAAGGTTCTGACTGGTACATCACATATGGTTTCCTCCCGTTCGTAATTGAACTGGATGAAGAAGCAAAACTGCCACGTATCCGCATAGAAAACCCAGTGGGTGCTTACCCAGAGTTTGACCGCTATGGACGTTGTGTGGCATTTGCTAAGCGATACTCAATGACGCTAGGCGAACTCGTATCTCAGTTCCCTGACTATGAAGCCCAGTTGCTCGGACGCCGAGGCTACGACCAGGACTTAACTGCTCAGGTTGAGATGATTCGTTACTACGACAAAGACCAATCAATCATCTATGTGCCAAACAAGGAAAACCTTGTCTTGTCACAGGCAGCCAATCCAATTGGCAAGATGCACATTGTCGTTGCTCGTAAGCCATCTATTGACTCAGAACTACGTGGACAGTTTGACGACATCCTCGGTATTCAATTGCTTCGCAATCGTTTTGCTCTACTTGCAATGGAAGCAGCAGAGAAGTCTGTACAGGCACCAATCGTATTGCCTACAGATGTTAACGAACTGCAACTTGGTGGAGATGCTGTTATCTACACATCTAACCCAGCAGGTGTACGCCGCGTAGAACTAAACATTCCACAGGGTGCGTTCCAGCAATCAGCACTACTTAACTCTGAACTTCGCGTTGGTGCTCGTTATCCTGAGGGACGTACAGGAAACATCGACGCATCAATCGTTACAGGACAAGGTGTACAGGCTCTTATGGGAGCCTTTGATACTCAGGTCAAGTCTGCACAAGCAATCTTTGCTGCAGCACTTCGTGATGTAATCAGCATTTGTTTTGAGGTTGATGAACTTATCTTCCCTCAGGAAAAGACAATTCGCGGAGTAGATTCGGGTTCACCTTATGAAATTACTTACAAGCCTTCTAAGGACATCAAGAAAGATTATTCTGCCGATGTTCGTTACGGTATGCTTGCTGGTCTTAATCCCGCGCAAGGTCTTATCTTTATGCTACAAGCATTGGGAGGCGGATTAATCTCCAAGGATATGGCGATGCGTGAACTTCCATTCACTGTAAACGTCACACAAGAATTAGAAAAGATTGAAATTGAGAATATGCGTACAGCACTTCTCGGTTCACTAACTGCTATGACACAAGCGATTCCACAAATGGCTGCAACAGGTGGGGACCCATCAGGACTCGTAAACAAAATTGCTGCGGTTATCAAGGCACGTCAAAAGGGAGTTTCTCTTGAGGACGCTATTGAAGCCACATTTGCTCCGCAGCAACCAGTTCCTCCTGCTGGGGAAGCACCTATGGTTGAGCAACCGTCCCCTGCTCCCGCCGCTGCTCCAGCAGGAGGCGCTCTTCCCCCAGAGATGATGGGTGGAGCACCAGCAGAGCAAGGACCACCAAGTATTCAGAGTCTTCTCTCATCACTTAGTGGTGCAACAGGACAAGGTTCCGCATCAGTAAGAACAACAACGCGTCGATAGAAAAGTAGGGGACAATGACAGTACTAGCAGCGTATCAAGGTAACGGCTTTGCTGTTATTGGTTCTGATTCACGTGCTACTGATGAAAGCGGTAGTATGTTTGTTCTTGCAAATCCTAAGGTTACTTGGGATAAGCAAGGTAAATATCTTTATGCAATCAGCGGTGCAACTCGTGGTGGAAATCTTTTACAACAAGGTTGGACGCCACCAGATGCCCCAGCATTTATTGACATAGAACATCTTGATGAGTTTATGACTCAAACATTTATTCCATCAATGCGTGATGTATTTATTGACGCAGGTTATGATGCCAAAGATGATGGAGATTTTGCTTGGCACGATGGAAGTTTCTTAATTGCTATTAATGGAATTATTTATCCTATCTTCAGTGATTATTCTTGGGATAGAGATATTAGAAATATTTATGTAGGTGGCTCTGGTGGAGATATCGCACTTGGTGTAATGATGGCACTAGGTATTGATAAATGTAAAGATAATCCAACAAAGGCAAAATCAATTATTAAAAAAGCAATAGAGATTGCTTGTGAGTTTAATGCATTCTGTGCAACACCAGTTGTCATTGAAACTCAATACAAAGACTAGGGAGAAATAAATGGCAGGGAATCAAAACAGTGGCGGTATGCGCCCGACTGCTCCGCAGAATAATCCTGCAAACATTTCTGCTACAGGTGGTAACGGACAATCAGGTCGTGACTACACAGGTTTCGCATACGGAGAAAACAAAGCATTAACCGACCAGCAGTCAGGTGCGCCTATGGCAAAAGCACCATCATTGACTGGTACAACAGCATCACCTATATCAATGGCAAGCAACCTTCCGCAAGTGACACCAATTACTGCACCATCAGAACGACCAGATGAACCAGTAACTACAGGAATCGCTATGGGACCAGGAGCAGGACCAGAAGCACTCACACTTCCTGGTGCAGGTGACACGAGCGAAGACAGACAGCGTTTGCTTTCTTATCTTCCTGCACTCGAAGTCGCAGCACAAAGCCCTAACTCCTCGCAAGCCTTCCGCAATTATGTGAGAGTGTTAAGGGCTAATCTTTAATGAGCGATAGAGAAGCAGCGCAAAAGGCTTACTCAGATAAACTAAAGGCAGCAAACCCTTCAGCGTTTGACACCATTGGTGCATTCAATAAATATTACAATGCTGACAAGAAGCCACAATCATTGGCTCTTCCATTGGATATGGGTAAGTCTGTTCCACCGACGACTCGTGCTGATGCAATTGCATCTTACAATGCAAAGAACCCTATTGCACCTAAGGCTCCTGATGAGCCTGGTTTCTGGGGCAAAATCTTTGCTGGTATGGAAAAGGCTTATAACTTTACAAGTCAAGTTGTGACATTTGGTTTAACTCTTGATGAAAGAAACAACCCAATCTATAAGGGTGGCTTTAACGTCGATGGCGTAAAAGAAGCCTGGGATGCTTCACGTCAAATTTCTCCTGGTCAAGCAGTAATGCGTCAAGTAGGTCAGGTAGTAAATCCATTTGATAACGCCTTCAACGGAATTGTCAAGACTGTCAGTGGCGGAAAACTATCTGGTACAGACAAGTTTATCCAGGACCACATCCTCTTTGCTGCAAATGACTTTGACATCTTCAACAAGAAGCAACGTGAAGAAGCATTCGGTGAGCAGAACGTAGGACGTATTGGTTCTTGGAGCACAGATGTTGTTGCTCGCTTTGTGCTTGACCCAACTATCTTTGCAGGTAAGGCAGTTAAGGCTTACAAGGGAATCTCTACTACAGTCAAGGGCGCAAATGAATTGCGTGCAATTATGGCTGGAGAGCAAACTGGATTTAAGGCTAAGAAGGTAAAGGCTACATTCGAGTCATTCCTTGAGAATACTGACAATATGAACGAGGCTGACTTGTTCCGTGTCAAGGCTATTCGTGAGTCTTCTAACCCTGCTTCATTATCTAGTCTTCTTGCTGATGCAAACAAAGAGACAGACAAACTACTGCGTCACCAACTTAAGGCAGATATTATTCTTTCTGCACAGGGTGACCCTCTTGCGTATCAGCGTCTTACAGAGTCAAGCGAGATTCTTGCTGCTAAGTTGGGTAAACTACGCGACGAAGTTGCAGATGTTAAGTACCTAGGTTCTGGTATTGATAAAGCAACAGGTAACTTTACTTTTGATTTAGTAAACAACGGCACTGACATTGAAGCAGCGAACATTCTTATCAAGCAGTATGACGATGAACTAGCAGGAATCCATCAGCGTCTAGCATCTGAGGCTGTTCTTGACCCTAACGTCGTACCGACTGTAGATACTTTGTCTGCATTCCGTCAGAAGTTTGCAAAGAGCCAGTCATTCATCGACATCCGTGCAACTGCTGGAGGAGAGTACACATCAGCCGTAGCCCCTTGGGGTGCTCGCGTTCTGACTGGATTCTTCTATAAGCGTCCTAAGGGATGGATTGACTTTAACGATAACCAGTCTGTACAGACGATTGACAATATGCTCTCTCGTGTACGTGGTGTATCTGACAAGCAGGTAGCAAACTACACATCAAAGATTAATAGCATTAAGTCTGAACTTAAGGCTGGTGTCAAGGATGACCCTCGCCTAGGAGTCAGCGCTGCAGATGTCAAGAAGACATTAGAAGCGCAGTTGAAGAAGACTGAAGATGACCTTGCTAAGGCTCGCTTCTCTGTTGAGCGTAAAGATGAACTCTTTGCTCGATATGCAAACACTGTAGATGTCAATGACCGTGCTCGTGTATACCAGGAGATTGAAGCAGAGGTGTTTAGCACCATTGCTCGTCAGTATGGATTCAGCGATGATGCAGTTAAGAAGGCTTGGTCAACATTCCAGGATGGTCGCGTAAGTGCACAGAACCTTATCCGCGAGCGCGTATACACAGGTTCACAGGCTGCGGCTGAGAAGGCGAGCATTAAGCCAATCCTTGGTGCTGAGAATGGAATGTACATTATTCCTGCTCCGCTTATGGAAACACAGTTAGCACATCAGTTGCCAACTCTTGACATTGAGCAGATGTATCGCTCATTGAACAAGTACACACGTGGTGCACGTATCGATAAGGGTGGCAGTGTCTACAAGACTACAAGCCGTGGTCGTGAAGTAGGAACAGAACTGATTGATGGACTAGATTCATTGATTAAGTTTGAGGTTCTCGCACGTGTTGGTTACCCAGTACGTAACGTAACTGAAGGCTTAATGCGTACCCTTGCCGTCGCAGGTCCTATGGCTATTATCAAGGCGGCATCTACTGGTGCCAATAACCTTGTTGCTAATCGCTTTGTAGGCTCAACATTCCACGATGTATTCAAGTGGAGCAACACAGTTAAGTTGCAGACCAAGCGTGCAGAACTTGTATCAGCACGTACAGTGTCAAATAACGTTGACCTAATTGACCAGCAGATTGCAGATATTGACAATATGCTTACTAACCCAGGCAAGGTTAAAGACAAGTATGGTATGGGTCTTAACCAAGTTGACGGTGTTTTGTACCAGGATGCACTAGGTGCTACACCTGAACAAGCCGCTGCTATAACTGAGCGATTCATTAAGAACGCTGCCAAGATTATGGATGATACATTCGTAGAATCCCACAGAAATCTTAGCCGTGCCTATGAAACAACTGGTGACTTCGTAACAATCACAGGAGATAATCCTGCTTGGGTTGCTGGATATGAGCGTGTCATTAACCGCCAACTACGCAACTCAAAGATTACATCTCAACTACTTGCTGGTAAAAGCATTGATGAGGTAGAGCAGTTCCTACTTAAGACATCAGAAGGTCGCAACATTATGCGTAACCTTGGTATGGGTCGTGAGGCTCGTGACATTGTTGAGGCTAACGCACTTAATATTGACAGCCTATTCCCACGTGGGACAGAGGGTCTAAAGGAGATTGCTGCTACTCGTCGCATTACTGCTGACGATATCGAGCAGTTCTTTGGTACTGGAACAGCAGGACGACCACCTATCAACGGTGCTCAGATTGGTGCAGCCAACGGAA